AGGACGAAGCCGCCGAGGAAAAAGAAGCCCTTAGGAGAGAGTACGAGGACGCGAGAAAAAAAGAGAAGGTCATTGAGATTTTGGACGGGAGGGGTTTAGGTGAAAGCTAGAATTCCTAGTTCAGCCAAGATTACGAAAAAGCAGATGAAAGCTGCTGAAAGTTATTCCCGACAGGTAGTAAAAGCAGATCAGGAAAGGATTCTGCGCCGGTATTTTAAACTGATGTGCTATGTCTTGAATCGTGACTTTGGCTTTGGTTCAAAACGCTGCCTGTCGGTAATTGGTGGAATCAGCAGACTTTCCGCAGAGCATGACCGGGACGAAATATTTTGGAAACATTTAGACCGGGTGGTTATCGACGAAATGAAGCTTGATTTTGAAAGAGATTAACCCCGCCGCAAACAGACTGGAACGGAGGACAAAAGAAATGATCATAAAAACTTATGACCAGCTTTTTGATGCAAATGGTAAGTATATTACCGACAGCAGATACCAGGAGATTCATGTATTGGACAAAATGTTGGCAGAAGCTGAAATTCCACATACTATGAAGCCATTTATGGACGGATTTCAAATTTGTTATCCGGTTGAATCCCCGCCTGATAGAGTAATGGACGCTATAGAACATTGTGGAAGTTATGGAAACGAATCGGATCTACTTGAAATTATGGGCCTTTTAACGCCGGAAGAGCAAGAACATGACAGCGTGCTTGGCTGTTTATCCGCAAAAGATGTTTTTAAAAGAATTGAGCGGCACTGGAAGGAGGCAAATCATGACTGAATTAAAGCCACACAAAATTTATCGCGAAGCTCTGAATAAATGGGGTGCTGAAGCTCAAACGCTTATGGTTTTTGAGGAAATGTCAGAACTGCAAAAGGAGCTTTGTAAGCGCGCCAGGGGCAAAGATAACCGTGAAGCTATTGCCGAAGAGATCGCAGACGTTCAAATCATGTTGGAACAAATGATGATTCTTCACGATTGTGAGGACTTGGTGGAAGTTCAAAAATTCAAGAAAACACACAGATTAAAGGTTCGCTTGGAACAGGAAAAGTGGGAATATGAACACGGTGCCTGGCAATGTTCAAATTGCGGCGAAGATAATCCTTATGGACTTGATTATGATACTGAGAAATTTTCAAATTATTGCCCTCGATGCGGCGCTAAGATGGATTTGGAGGATTGAGACGATGGCGCAGTTTTATAAAATGACTTTATACGTTTGTGATTTAGAAGATGATTTGTCTTTAAAAGAAATTAAAACGTTAATTGACGAACGTGCGTTATCCGGCATGTCGGTTAATGCTATTTGTCGGTTTTCAAATGAACAGACGGGAAAACAAATTGAATGGCATGATGATGTTGATATTAATAAACTGGATTGCCCTATATCCGCTTGGGAAAAGTATTTCGATTCAGAAACCACCTGAGGAGGATAAAAAATGAGAACTGAATTATGGGGATTGAAAAACAAAGAAACCGGTGAGCTTGTCCTTGAATATTTTGCAAGTTCTCAAAAGCATAAAGCATTGTTTTCTTCGTATGAAAAAGCTCAAAAAGCTTGCAAATGGAAACATAATACTCAGCTTGAGCCATTTAAAATAAACGCTGTCCCTGTGGTTAGGTGTAAGGATTGTATGTTCAGGCGTGAACCGATAGAGTTTGGAGAATTATATTGCCCTATATTAAACGGGTCAATGAACAATGATGATTTTTGCAGCTATGGCGAAAGGAAGGAATCAAATGAATAAAGAACATTATTTCCTGCGCCCCCCGATTATCATAAGCGAAGAGGAATTAAAAAGGCAAAAGAGAGACCCTAAACTCCTGATAGAAAAATTTGAACGGCTGAGACGGTGCGAATTAAATTCCGGAAAGTCTGAATCTCACCCGGACGTTATGAAACTGTCTGAAATGATCGAGAAGTTAAGAAAAGAGGGAAATTATGAGTGACTGGCAATTATTAGTTTTAGGTTATTTTTTAGGCGCACCGTTAGGCTTCTTGCTTTGTTCCGTTCTGGTGGCAAGCAAAGACCCGCCTAAACCGCACACCACTTGCAAGGACTGCGTACATAGGCATAAGAAAGAGTGCCCTTTCTCCCATATCGAATGTGATGTGACCGGGGATTCTATTTTCTGGCATACTAACAAACAAGATGACTTCTACTGCAAGGACGCCAAAGCACATGAATCGGAAAAGCTGTGAAGGGTGCGTCTATTATAGAGCACTGGCAACCCACGGACATGGCTTCGTTAAATACTGTAATTATCTTCTGGACACCGGTAAGCCTAGAGGCTGTCCGCCGGAGAAGTGTGATAAAAAGACTGTCAGGAGGTTGAAAAATTGACAAAGAAAGAGTTTCTAAATCAATATCTAAACGCCGAAAAAGAAATCGGAATCAAGCTTGACCAAATATCCAGGCTCAGAGAACTATCAACAAAAATAACTCAAACTTTAACCCCTGACAAAGTAAAAAGCAATTCCGAAAACCGCCTGGAATCCTCTGTATCTAAAATCGTGGATATAGAAAGAGAGATAGGGACTTCTATTGATCAGCTTGAAAGAATACGCTTGCAAGTAGAAAGCGTTATCAATTCTGTCCCTAACGTGAATCAAAGAAACGTGTTGAGGTTAAGGTACATAAGCGGCATGAAATGGGAACAGATAGCTGTAAAACTAAATTATGATTATAGATGGGTACTCAGGCTTCACGGCAAGGCACTAAATAAAATAGCCATAGAAAGCCACTCTTGACTTATTGTATCATTAAACTAAAGAAATAGGCAGAGGATTATTCCCCTGCCTTTTCGATATACTCCGCAATGAATTTTTTAATTTCGGTAGTCGGCTTTGTTCCGTTCTTTTCACACGCGGCCCGGAAAGCTTCCAGAACCTCCGGGCGCAAGTCTAACGGGAAACGGACATAATTTTTCCTCATATATGCCTGTTGAATCTCACTTTTGCTTTTTGCCACGCTTAAACACCTCCACAATGTCCCATACAAACACAATTAAAGTCAATCCTATTGCAAACCAGGTAAGCCAATTAAACCCATGCTGGACAGCATAAATAATATTGGCGGCGGTCAGCAGATACAGCGGCGAGTTCCTTAATAGTTTCTTCTTGCTCATATCAATTCAATGGGGTATAATAAGGGTGGAGTTCGGGGAGCTTTCGCTCCCCTCCCTCTTAGCCCTTAGAGATTGTGTAGATTACCAAGGCGACATTTGCGAGACCTGCGAGAATCTCAACTATTGTCTTGATATCTTTCACATTCTTTGGGGGCTTTTTCTTTTTCCCCACTGGACTTTTCACCTCCTTTCCTTTGATTATATTATATCATCTACGTACGTATATGTCAACCCTTTTTCAAAACTTTTTTAAATATTTTTCAGCCCTTTGCCATTTGGCGGAGGGCTTTTTTGATACCCAAAAACAGGAAGTGATTTTTATGTACTGTCCAAGAGATGGAAGGTGTGTTTTTGACGGCTACAAGACGGCGGGAAAGCATATTTGCGCCTTGCCTAGATGTCAATATCCCCGTGAACTAAAACAGGCCTTACAGAACCGCATAGCCAATATTTTAGGACAGCCACAGGGCAGAACCAGGCGGGCGCGGGAGCTTGAACTATTAAAAGAGCAAATTAGAAAGATAACTATGCAGGAGGGATAAAAGATTATGCAAGTAGAAACGATGGACGGAACCTTTTGCAAAGGCTGCCCTTATGGAAATGTAGAAATATTACAAACAGAGTATAACTATGGAAATGACTGTGAAACGATTGTATGGATTCGATGTATCCATTACGATATGTGTAAAAGGGCTTATAGGTTAGATAGAGATGTTCAACTATAAATCTACTAAATGGAAGCATAAGCAAAAAGCCATATTGCGCCGTGATGGATACATGTGCCAATGGTGCAAACGATACGGAAAGCAAGTATCAGCCACTACAGTACATCATATCAAGCACGCTGATGAATACCCTGAGTTAGCATACACAGACAGCAATCTGATCAGCTTATGCTCCGGGTGCCACAATAAGGCACACCCTGAGAAAGCGCAAAAGACAAGAGGATATTAATCATGAATGCACAAGAGTTTAAAGCACACATGCAATTGATATCAGTACAAGCCAGAGAAGATATAGAAGCCGCACACATAGAGGCTGATGATCTTCTTTGTAATCAGTTATCTGAACTTGGATACACCGAAGGAATTAAAATATTTCAAAACATGGAAAAATATTATGCGTAGTCCCCCCCTATCCGACGCGCCTTCCGGACGCCTATAGGGACCGGCGTGGGTAACTTTTTCCAACTCTGAGCTTAAATTTGAAGAAAGGGTGCAGTTTATGACAAAAAGCAACTGGAAAAATTTAATAAACGAGCAGATGGCTGCACTCGGTGTGCAGAACAGCGCATATAATTCGGCAATTGAAACGCTTGCGGGTATCTTGGAGCAAAGGGATAGAACCTTTAAAGAGTTTAAAGGTTCCGGCGGTAAATCCGTGATCGAATACACGAATAAAGGTGGATCCACCAACATGACAAAAAATCCTCTCCTAGTCTTGTGGGACGACTTAAACAAAAGCGCATTGGCGTACTGGCGCGAATTAGGTTTAACCCCCTCCAGTTATAAAAAGATGACTGGCGATACAGTTAAGAAAGAAAATGCCGGAGGATTGGCCGCCGCTCTGGCAAGTGTTAAATTTGATTAAAGGGAAAAACTGGCCTGCTGTGCTAAAGTACGCCGAAAGTATAAGAGACGGGAAGAAAATCGCGTGTATTGAATTAAAACAAGCGGTTGACAGATTCTTTTGTGATTTAGAAAACCCAGATTATTACATAGACAGCAAGGGCCCGGAATTTTGTATTCAGATCATAGAAAAAACACTGTGCCACCAACAAGGGGAAAAGCTTGACGGGACACCGCTGCGTGGCACACCGTTTCTTCTGGAGCCATTCCATAAATTCATTGTGTATAACCTTCTTGGTTTTAAGCTGGCCGGCACTGATGTGGTTAGGTTCCATGAGGCATTGATCTTTATTCCAAGAAAAAACATCAAGACAAGCTTTGCGGCTGCCCTAGCGTGGGCCTTATCCCTTTGGTATCGACAGAGCGGCTCAAAAACATATATTGCTTCTGCCGCTCTAATGCAATCTTTAGAAAGCTTTAATTTTCTAAGATACAATGTTCAAAGAATGGGTGAAGATATCAAAGATGGAGGAGCCGTCAGGGTCATTGATAATAATAATGAACACAGTTTAACCGCCGATTTCGGAGACGGTTCATTTTTTATCAGGGCTTTGGCGGCGAATCCAGACGCACAAGATTCGCTAAACTGTAACATAGCGATAGCGGATAAAGTCTTGTCCCCCGTGTCAGAAATGACGCGGCGAAAATCGGTCAATAACGGTGAACACTAAAACTTAAATATTGCTAATTACAATTAAATAATGTATAATGCTATTGAGGTGTTATACATGAAAAGGGCTGGAATTTATCGAATCAAGTGCAGTGGAAACGGAAAAATCTATATAGGCCAAACGATTGATTTAGACCGTAGGCTATACGATCATCTGTGGAACCTGCGCCGAGGAACACATCACAACCATTATCTTCAAAGGGCATTTAATAAATATGGCGAGAACAGTTTCGAGTTTTCAGTATTGCAAGAATGCTCTATTGAGGAGCTTGATAAAGCAGAAAAACAATGGATCATAAAACTTGATACCATGAATCCGCTTATTGGGTACAACCTTGAATCTGGAGGTAATCCCGGGAAGGAAGTAAGCGAAGATGTAAAGGAAAAGAAACGCGGAAAGAACAACCCAATGTTTGGGAAAAAGTTGCCGACACATCACATTGAGATTTTAAGAAGTAGAAACCGTGGTTTGCACACCGATCTATCCGAGAAAGATGTTGCAGACATAAAAGAAAGACTTGTTGGCAGAGAAAAAGTGTCCTCCCTTGCGAGAGAGTATGGCTTAACGGTTTCCGCTGTTAACAGAATTAAGATGTGTAAAAACTGGAACTATGTTCGTAGCGACTTAAATGAATCTTTGATTTCGCTTACGCAAATAAGCAGAGAAGGCCGAGATGAAAAGATAAGGGCACTGAATGAACAAGGAAAAAGCAGGGCTTCCATATCAAAGGAGGTAGGCTGTACCCCTGCTACAGTTGCGCGAGTATTAGGCTATCGGTCTGAGTACTACACAAATTCCAAAAGAAAATCCGATCTCAAGAAACGGGTTGTTGATGACTTTCTGAATGGAATTTCAAAAGATAAAATCTTGGAAAAGTATGGTATTACCTCTTCTGTGTATGTGAGTATGATAAGTTCCGCTTATAAAAAACAAAGAAAAGAGATAAAAGATAAGGCAATTAGCATGAGAAAGTCCGGAATGATGGTAAAAAACATCGCGAAAGAACTCGGGGTTGCGAGAACCACGATTACTAAATGGACAAAAAATATTTAAGTCATGTGAATACCGTGATAACCACAGGAACTAAAGAGCCTGCGGCATCGTAGAGCGTAGAGGGTGAACCTGATTGCAGAATAAAATCCCTCCAAGAGTGACCGACACCCTATGGGGTGATGATGTACGCCGAACTTGCGGGAAACCGCAAGAAGCATGGGATAAAAAGCCCTTGCGATAACATATTGGAGATTCACGCTTTCAAACAGCCCAAACAATACAATCTTTTTAAAGAAGCGATGAAGGCATACACCAATAAGCTGCTGATCGGCATTTCGACTGCCGGAGACAATGAGCAGGCTTTTCTTGGGCAAAGACTAAAATACTGCCGGAAAATATTAGACGGCACTGTTAAAGATGAGCAATACTTTATTTTTATGTGCTGTGCCAATCCTGATGAAAACGGTGATATTGATTATACCAACCCTGCCGTCCATGAGATGGCAAACCCGGCTTACGGCGTTTCGATCAGGCCTGAAGAAATCATGAATGACAGCCTTCAGGCCCAGAACGATCCTCAGCAAAGAAAGGATTTTTTTGCGAAAAGCTTAAATGTTTACACCAACGCCCTAAAGGCATATTTCAATATAGATGAGTTTCGAAAGAGTGACCGGGCCTATAACTGGAACTTGGAACAGCTGGCAAAGCTTCCGATTGACTGGTATGGAGGAGCTGACCTTTCTAAACTGCATGACCTGACCGCAGCGGCGCTGTTCGGAAATTACAAGGGCGTTGATATCATTATAACTCATGCTTTCTTCCCTGTTGTCGCGGCTCACTTAAAAGCCGAGCAGGATAATATTCCTCTGTTTGGCTGGCAGGACGACGGCTGGCTTACCATGTGCAACTCCCCTACTGTCAACCACTCTGATGTGGTGAAATGGTTTGTGGACATGCGGAAAAAAGGGTTTAAAATCAAGCAGGTGGGCCATGACCGCAAATTCTGCCGGGAATATTTCATCGGAATGAAGGAAGCGGGCTTCAAGATCATAGACCAGCCTCAATATTACTATAAAAAATCCGAAGGATTTCGGCATATAGAGCAGAGCGCCAAGAACGGCGCTCTTTTTTATTTGCACTCAGAAGCCTTCGAGTATTGTGTGGAAAACGTGTCCGCCGTCGAAAAGACGGACGACATGATCCAATACGACAAAGTACAGCCGGAACACCGCATCGATCTTTTTGACGCGTCTGTGTTCGCCTGTATTCGTTACCTAGAAAGCCTTGACAGAAGCAGGGCGGCAAAAAAATGGTGGGGTGAGACATGAGCAAAAAGAATAAAAGAAGCAGGCCGGCTCCCCGGGCTGAGCCCGCACAGAAACGCAGTATCGCGCTGGTAACACAGAACAACTGGGAAACCCTGGAGTGCTTAGGCTACACCAGTCTGGCGCAAAACCCGGAAATCTGTACAGCTGTGGACACAATTGCCAGGCTGATCGCAAGCATGACGATTCACCTGATGGAAAACACGGACGACGGGGACGTGCGGGTAAAAAATGAGTTAAGCCGAAAGGTGGATATCAATCCGAACAATAACATGACACGTTCCAACTTTATCCACTGGATTGTGAAAACCCTTATGCTGGAGGGCAGCGGAAACGCTGTTGTTTGGCCTGAATACAAGCGCGGGATTTTACGGGATTTAAAGCCTGTTCCTCCCGCCTTTACCGCATTTGTGCCGGAGGGCCTCTGGGATTACCGGGTTGTGATCGCCGGGACGGAATACGCGCCGGACCGTATCCTTCATTTTGTTTTAAACCCAGGAAATTATTACCCGTGGAAGGGTGACGGCTATCATGTTGCTTTGGCAGATGTGGCGAATAACCTGAAGCAGGCGTCCGCGACTGAAAAGGGCTTTATGTCCTCTAAGTGGAAACCGTCTATCATCGTCAAGGTTGATTCTCTAACCGACGAATTTTCGAACAAGGAAGGACGCGCAAAGCTTCTTGCCGATTATATCGAATCGAACGAAGCGGGAGAGCCCTGGCTGATTCCAGCGGATCAATTCAGCGTGGAGCAGGTCAGGCCCCTTACCCTTTCCGATTTGGCTTTAGCGGATTTCGTACAGCTGGATAAACGGACGGTGGCAGCCATTCTCGGCGTGCCGCCTTTTGTTTTAGGAATCGGAGATTTCCAGCGGGACGCATGGAATAACTTTATCAATTCCACCATCATGCCGATTGCCAAAAGCATCGAGCAGGAAATGACAAAAAAGCTTCTTTATGATCCCGCGTGGTTTTTCCGTTTTAACCCGTGGAGTTTGTATAACTATTCGATCACCGAGATGGTATCCGCCGGGGCGGAAATGGTAGACCGCATGGCGCTGCGGCGCAATGAATGGCGCAGCTGGGTGAACATGCCCCCTGATCCGGATATGAACGACCTGCTGGCGTTAGAAAATTATGTCCCTGCGGATAAGCTGGGAGATCAGAACAAGCTGAATGGAGGTGAAAACACATGACATGTGAACGCACAGCCCTGGTGAGAGACGGCGGATTTTCCACCCGCGCGGAAGACGGAAACTTATATATTGAGGGATATTTTGCCGTATTCGGAAGCGAATATAAAATGTGGGAAAACGCCATTGAAACCATTGACGAGGACGCTTTTGACGACGCTTTAAACGGCGATATCCGGGCCCTAGTAAATCATGACACCACCCTGGTACTGGGAAGAACCACAGCCGGAACGCTTTCTCTCAGAGCGGACAAGACCGGTCTATGGGGTTCCGTCACGATCAACCAGGCAGACCAGGACGCAATGAATCTTTATGAGCGCGTAAAGCGGGGAGATGTCAGCCAATGCAGCTTTGGGTTTGACATTATCGATCAAAGCACCGAGGTCATGGAAAACGGAACTACCGTCTGGAAGCTGAACAAGGTCAAATTATATGAGGTTTCCGTGGTGACCTTTCCGGCCTATGAAGACACCTCCGTCCAGGCGCGCAGGCGGGATTACGAGGAAATTCAAAAGAGAAAAAAAGAACAATGGCGGGAGAAAATGCTTCTCCGCCTGAAAGGAGAAAAAAATGGCACTGAGAATACTGATGCTGAAAAGAAGCATTGACAAGAAAAAGGAAGAGTTGGAGCTGCTCCGCAGCAAGGATTCGGAATTTGAAACCCGTGAGGCCGAGTTGGAGGCCGCTATCAACGAGGCTGAAACTACTGAACAGGAGCAGGCCGTGAGCGAAGAGGTAGAAAAATTCGACGCCGACAAAAGCGCCCACGAGGAAGCCAAAAGCGCGCTGTCCAGGGAAATTGAAGGCCTGGAGGCCGACCTGTCCGCGCTGGAGGAAGACACCCCTAAATTAGATGAAATAAAACCAAACCAAAAGGAAAGGACTGTAAATCATATGACTGAAATCAACATTCGCAGCCTGCCCATGAATCAGCGGGCGTTTGACGCGCTTTCTATGGAGCAGAGAAAAACCATCGTAGAACGTGACGACACTAAGGAATTTTTGACGCAGCTTCGGAGCATGAAGGGACAGCAGAGAGCCATTTCCGGCGCGGAGCTGACGATCCCGGTTGTATTCCTGGACTTGATCTCCGAAAACATGTACCGCTATTCCAAGCTGCTTAACCGTGTCAGGGTCCGCAATGTAACCGGTGAAGCCCGGCAGACTATTGCTGGAACTGTTCCTGAAGCTGTATGGACTGAGATGTGCGGCGCGATCAACGAGCTGTCCTTTGTATTTAATCAGGTGACTTTGGACGGCTATAAGGTGGCTGGATTTGTACCGGTGTGCAACAGCCTTCTGGAGGATAACGACATCAACCTTGCCAGCTGGATTGTGGAAATGATCTCCGAAAGCATCGGCCTGGCAATGGACAAGGCGATTCTTTACGGCAAGGGCGCAGCAGGCAAAATGCCGCTTGGCATCGTGACCAGACTGGCGCAGGCCTCTAAGCCTTCTGATTACCCCGCGAACGCCCCGGAGTGGGTAGACTTACATACCTCCAATATTCTGAAAATCGGCGGTTCCAGTTCCACCGGCGCGGCGTTCTGGTCTGAATTAACCCTTGCCGCTGGAAATACCTTTACCAAATACAGCCGTGGAAATCAGTTCTGGGCTATGAACAGCAAGACTTATGCTCAATTAAAGTCTAAAGTAATCACATTTACCGCTACCGGCGATATTGTATCCAATGTATTCGGTACTCTTCCCATCATCAACGGCGATATCGATATTCTGGAATTTATGCCTGACGGCGACATTGTAGGCGGCTACGGCGATCTTTATCTCTTGGCTATGCGCTCCGGCATGACTATTGAATCCAGCCGTGAGGTACAGTTTATCCAGGATAACACTGTCTTTAAAGGCAAGCAGCGCGCTGACGGTATGCCCGTGATTCCCGGCGCGTTCGTCGCTATCAATATCAATGATGAATCTGTAACTACCGCAATGACCTTTGCGGCCGATACCGCAAACGACGCGCAGCTTTCCGAGCTGGCTGTCGGCTCTGAATCCTTAAGCCCGAGCTTTGATTTCAATGTGTATTCCTACACGGTGACGGCTTCCGGAACCAGCGCAAAGGTGGAGGCCACCGCAACCCAGCCGGGCGCTCAGGTCACTGTCGCTTATAACGGAAAGAATGTCCGCAACGGCGGCACGGTAACCTGGACTGCTGACGGGAAAGCCTATCCCCTGACGGTCACCGTGACCCAGGGCAACGCCGTGCGCGTTTATACCGTGAACGTCACTAAGGCGGCAGCAGGCTGATTTTAGGGGGGATTTCCTTGACTGACGCTGATATCTTAACCATTTTAAAAACTGATCTTATGGTATCCAGCAGCGCTCTGGACACTTACCTGCAAACGCTTATTGCGTCAGCCAAGGATTACATCTCCACCGAGGGGATAACCTTGGCTGATTCGCAAAGCGACGGAATGTTGGTTGAAATGTACGCCGCTTATTTGTATCGGCGCAGGCGTGAGGAAAATGTTCAGATGCCCAGAATGTTACGCTGGGCACTGAACAACCGCTTGTTTTCAGAAAAGGGTGCGGTAAATGGATAGCTTGATTTATCTGATTTCTCAGGCGTACAGCCAAGATGACATTGGGCAGGTAATCGCCTCAGAAAGCAAAAATGAGGTCTGGGCAAGCCTACAGTCTATCACCCGGGCTGAATGGGCGGACGCGGGCCAAAATGGATTACAGCCCCAGTTTGTGGCGGTTACTCCTATTGTGAATTACAACGGAGAGAGTATCGCTGAAATCAACGGAAAACGCTATGGGATTTACCGTACATATTTTTCGCCGGACAGCGATTCTATTGAGCTTTATCTGGAAAGAAAGGTCGGAGTGTAATGGCAAATATAAAAATCGACGATCTGGCTTCCACAATCGCAAAAGAATTAACCGAGTATAGCCAAGAGGTAACAGATGGAATCAAGGCTGAAGTAAAAACCGTTGCGAAAGAGTGTAAAAACGAGATTCAGCAAAACAGCCCGGTGGATACCGGATCGTATCGAAAAGGCTGGCAGGTAAAAACCGCTTATGAAAGTTCCAGCGATATCCGGGTAGTGATACGCAATAGAACCGACTATCAGTTAACTCATTTATTGGAATACGGACACGCAAAAGTCAATGGCGGTCGGGTAAACGGAAAGCCTCATATTCGTCCCGCTGAAGAACATGCGGAACAAAAGCTTATGAAAAAGGTGAAGGTGGTGGTAAAAGGGTGACGCTGAAAGAGTTAAATGAATTACTGGAAACCACCGGATTACCTGTGGCTTATCGGGAATGGCCAGACGAAAAAGCGCCGCCTCTTCCCTTTATTTGTTATTTGGTGGCTTATAGCAACAACTTCGGTGCGGATAATACGGTTTACTATCCGATCAATCACATGCAAATCGAGTTATATACAGAGTTAAAGGACCCGATAGCAGAGGGCAAGGTCGAAAAAGCCTTGTCCTCTTTTTATTGGGAAAAAACGGAAGAGTACATCGACACTGAACAGTGTTATCAAATCATTTATGAAATTGAGGTGTAAAAAATGGCAGGAAAAGACAAGGTTAAATTTGGTATTAAAAATGTGCATTACGCGTTATTGACTGACGAAACCACCCCCACATTCGAAACTCCTGTTGCCATTCCAGGAGCAGTGAGTTTTTCTTTAGAGGCAAATGGAGACAGTTCCCCGTTTTACGCTGATGATATGCAGTATTTTGTCACTGTTGCCAATAACGGGTATACCGGGGATTTGGAAATGGCTTTGTTCCAGTCTCAGTTTTTGGAGGATATCTTTGGATATACGGCTTCTGAAAATGACAAGGTGGTAACGGAAAACGCGAAGATCCAACCGAAACCGTTCGCACTGTTATTTGAAGAGGAAGGAGACGTTAACGGCACTAAATATGTGCTGTATAACTGCATCTGCACCAGGCCTTCCCGTTCTCTGGCTACTACCACAGAGACCACCGAACCGCAGACCCAGACCGTCAGCGTAACAGCCTCTCCTCTGTCTGACGGAAGAACTATGGCTTATACCACGGACGAAACACCGGCTGAAGTTTTGACCGCATGGTACAACGAAGTATGGCTTGCGGATACAACGGGAGGCGCGGGCTGATGGAAAAAGTAATCAAAATCGATGGAAGGGACATGGGGTTTAAGGCTACGGCTTTGACCCCACGCCTTTATCGTCACAGAATGGGCCGGGATATTATCCAGGATCTAAACAAGCTGAAAAAAGCGTACAACAAAGCTTTGTCTCTGCCGGATACCGCCACCGATGAAGAAAAAGAGGACGCTCAGCTTTCCAGCCTGGATCTGGAGATTTTCGAGAATGTCGCTTACATCATGGCTCACCAGTATGACACAAATATTCCGAATAACCCTGAGGACTGGCTTGACGAGTTTAAGACATTTTCAATCTATGAGATCCTTCCAAGCGTCCTTGAACTTTGGGCTATGAACGAAATGCAGACCGCAAAGCCTAAAAAAAAATAGTTCCCCGGGACCGTGAAATGAACGGTTCTATTTTTATGCTCAGGTGCGCCGAGCTTGGATTATCAAAAGAGGATTTAGACGATATGACCGTCGGCATGGTTTATGATCTGACCACAGAACAGGCCAATGACAATGAGAAATATCCAATCAAAGGCGCGCCTGGCTCCATGAAACAGTTCTTTGCGGGAGGTGGAAAAATTGGCTGACACAATAAAAGGAATTACTGTACAAATTGGCGGTGATGTAACCGGGCTTTCTAAAGCGTTGTCTGGTGTAAACAAAGATATCAGCAGCACGCAGAGCGAACTTAAAAAAGTAGAGAACTTACTAAAAATCGATCCGGGAAACCTTGAGCTTCTTAGGCAGAAAAATGAACTGTTGAATAAATCTCTTGAAGCTTCGGAGAAAAAGCTGGAAAGCTTAAAAAAAGCAAACGAAAGCGTTACTGCCAACGATGAAAAATATCAGGAGTGGCAGGCTGCTTTCAAACCAATTCAAGCGCAAATAACAAGAACAACAAACAAACTCGAAAAGCTCAAAGAAGAACAAAATAAATTGGCGAATGCCGGAGAGATAGACAGCAGCGCATACAAAAAAATTCAACAGCAAGTGGAAGCTACAGAGGAAAAACTTGAAGATCTAAATAACAAAGCAAATGATACCTTTGAGGCTTTTGGAAGGCCAATAAGCACATCTCAGTATAACGCGATTCAGAGAGAAATTATCGCGACTAATGCTGATATTAAAAAGATGCGAGATGAAGCCAAGAAGACTGATAATGCGCTTAAAGGCATCGATGAAAAACCTATTGAAGAAGTCGCAAAGGCAGCAGATGAGGCAGAATCCTCATTAAAAGATGCCGGGCAGGAAGCGTCTAATTTTGGGGATTACTTAAAAGCCGGAGCGATTGTCGAGGGTTCAAAAGCAATTATATCCGGAATGAAAGATATTGCAGACGAATCCCGTGAATATATGAAAATCATGGGAAGCCTGGAAATTTCAAGCCAGGCAGCCGGATATACTGCTGAACAAACCGCGTCGAGCTATGAAACTTTAGTGGGAGTTTTGGGAGATAGTCAGACCGCCGCCACAACTACTGCCAATTTGCAAGCGCTAGGGTTATCACAATCTGATTTAACTCAACTTATCAACGGAACTATCGGTGCATGGGCAGCTTACGGTGACAGTATTCCAATCGACAGCTTATCCGAAGCGATCAACGAAACTGTAAAAACCGGGAATGTCACCGGCACATTCGCGGACGTTTTAAACTGGGCGGGAGCCAGCGAAGATGAATTTAACGCAAAGCTGCAAGCCGCCGGTAGTGAATCGGAGCGGGCAAATCTTGTTTTGCAGCAACTTGCAAATCAAGGATTAATGCAGGCAGGCGCTGCATGGCAGGAAAACAACAAAACGTTAACCGATAGTAATAAAGCTAATGATAATTTGCAAAAACAGCTTGCCGAACTGGGCGAAATGATAATGCCGATTATTACAACCGTTACCCAAGGAGTTGCAAATATTCTTTCATGGCTCACTAATCTAAGCCCCGAGGTTAAAAACATAATAGGATTAGTGGCAACCGTTATAACAACTATAGCAGGTGTTGCCGCAATTATACAAGGAATTACAGCGGCACAAGCTGCTTTAAATGCTGTTATGAACGCGAATCCAATCTCACTAATCATTATGGCTATTGCCGCTCTCGTAGCGGCTTTTATTTATTTATGGAACAACTGCGAGGAGTTCCGGGAGTTTTGGATTAACCTGTGGGATACCATCAGCAGCGCGTTTTCCGCTGTTTGGGACGCGATTGTGAATTTCTTTACCGTTACCATACCGGACGCATGGAACAGCGTCGTTGACTTTTTCTGGCAGGGATATTACACCTGGCAAAGTATCTGGCAGAGTATCGGTGACTTTTTCAGCGGAATCTGGGACGGGATCGTCAGCTTTTTCACTGAAACCATTCCCAACGCTTGGAACAGCCTGGTGGATTTCTGCTGGCAGGGATATTACGCCTGGCAGGAGGTTTGGCAAAACGTCGGCGATTTCTTCAGCGGAATTTGGGACGGAATCGTCGGATTCTTTACAGAAACGATTCCAAACGCCTGGAACGGCTTAATGGACATTTTTAATAAGATCGGAAGCTGGTGGTCCGGTATCTGGAACGGCGTAAGAGATACATTCTCCAATGTATTTAACAGCCTTGTTAATATCGCCAAGCAGCCGATCAACGCCATTATCGGACTGATCAATGGAATTATCGACGGTCTGAACTGGATGATTGGAGGGCTTAACCAGCTTTCCTTTGATATTCCCGACTGGGTTCCCATTTTCGGCGGCAAAAAATTCGGGATTAACATTCCAACCATTGGCAAAATCCCCTATCTCGCATCCGGCGGCGTATTGTCCCAAGGCTCCGCCGTAGTCGGAGAGGCTGGGCCTGAGCTTCTTACTATGATGGGAACTAAGGCGGTTGTTCAGCCTCTCACCTCTTCCACAACCACCAACACAAATTTAGGCGGTGTCAATATCGTCGTATATGGAGCTCCCGGACAAGATGTAAGAGAGCTGGCGGACATTATCATGGACGAAATGCAGTCTGCTACCATGCGAAAGGGGGCCGTTTGGGGTTGATTAATTGGTTTATTTTCGATGGAAAAAACAGCCGCGATTACGGGATCTATATCAGCGGAAGCGGCACCTTTAATGCTCCCGAAATGGATATCACAACGGTTGAAATCCCGGGAAGGAATGGCGATCTCACGATCAGCAACAACCGGTTTCGCAATATTACCGTCGAATATCCGGCGTTTATCCGAAAACAGTTTCGTCATAACGCGGCGGCGGCAAAGCTTTGGCTTTTAAGCAAAACCGGATACTGTATTTTAACAGATACCTATCACCCTGAGTTTTTCAGAAAAGCCAGATTTACCGGCCCAATGGACTTTGACACCAGGTTTTTAAACTACTCTGCGGAATTTACGGTTTCATTCAACTGTATGCCGCAAAGGTGGCTGGTATCAGGAAGCTATCCGATGACGCTTACAGCGCCTTATTCCTTAACTAATCAATACTGCCCGGCCCTCCCTCTGATTACCGTTTACGGCAATGGAGCGGGGGCCTTAACTATTGGCGGCAATATTATTCAGATTTCAGAAATCGATGAATACGTGACCCTGGACAGCGATACCCAAAATGCCTATAAGGGAACGGCAAATAAAAACAGCACGATCAGCCTGGCGTCTTTCCCGGTATTACAGCCCGGAAAAACAGGGATCAGCTGGAGCGGCGGGATCACGACGGTTGAAATTACTCCAAGGTGGTGGACTGTATGAATCCTGTTCTATACGAAAGTACGGAAAGCACATTTGAAACAAACGGTTTAGGCGTGCTGTCTGATACGATTTCCTGTCAGGTAGTTGAGGAAAGAAACGGAATCTTTGAAATCACTCTGGAATATCCGTTGACGGGAATCCATTATCAGGAAATCAAACAGCGCCGGATTATTTTTATAAAGCCAAATCCCTATGAGGATCCCCAGCCGTTTCGGATTTATAGGATTACAAAGCCTTTATCCGGAAAAATCACTGTTTACGCGCAGCACATCAGCTATGACCTTTCCGGAGTTCCGGTTTCCCCCTTTTCCTCCGGCAGCGTAACCGGCGCGCTCTCCGGGTTAAAAACGAACGCCGCCGTAACAAATCCTTTCAGCTTTTGGACGGATAAAACATCAACCGGAGATTTTGCCGTTACCGCGCCTACGTCTACGCGGACATTGTTAGGAGGTTCAGACGGTTCTATTTTAGACGTGTTCGGCGGCGAGTATAAATTTGACCGCTGGACCGTGCGCCTTTATAACAACCGGGGTAAAAATTCCGGGGTATCAATCCGGTACGGAAAAAATCTTATGGACTTACAGCAGGACGAAAATATTTCTAATGTTGTAACCGGGATCTATCCTTATTGGCTGAGCAGTGAGGGAGAACTTACCGAGCTTCCTGAAAAAATTGTAAACGCCCCAGGCACCTATGATTTCACCAGAATTTCGGCAATCGACTTTTCCGGCGATTTTGAGGAAGCGCCCACGGAAGAACAGTTGCGGGACAGAGCCAATGACTATATTTCCTCAAATAATGTGGGCGTTCCTACAGTCAGCATTACAGTGGAATTTCAGCCCTTGGAGCAAACGGAGGAATATAAGGATATCGCCTTATTGGAGCGCGTGAATCTGTGCGATACCGTGAACGTGGAATATTCCGAACTAGGCGTATCCGCAACCGCTAAATGCGTGAAAACTACTTATGACGCGCTGAAAGACAAATACATCAGCATTGAACTGGGGGACGCTAAAACAAATATCGCGGATACCATTATCCAGCAGCAACAGGAAATCAATGAAAAGCCAAGCGTATCATTTTTAGAACAAGCTGTTATCAACGCCACGAATTGGATTACCGGAAACAAGGGCGGTTATGTAATATTCCAGCGCAACGCAGACGGACAGCCCTATGAAATTTTGATTATGGATACCCCGGACATCAACACCGCCACAAAGGTATGGCGCTGGAATAACGGCGGTCTTGGTTATTCTTCCAATGGCTATGAAGGGCCGTTCGCAACCGCTATCACTCAGGACGGCGCGATTGTTGCAAACTTTATTACAACGGGAACACTGCAAGCCAATTTAATTAAATCCGGAATTATACAAAGCCGTGACGGGCGTGCGTATTTCAATTTGGATACGGGACAAATTTCGGCGACGCAGTTAATTGCGCAATCTAACGCTTTCGGGCAATATTCAGCTTATATAGGACAGGCCTCGCTACCGTCTGGGGGTACTGTTTCCGGATTTGTTATAACATTAAATGGAAACCCTATTGCCAATATTGTTGGATCGGATAATATATCGCAGTTAACTTTATATAATGCTCAAACTAATACTTCTTTTGTAGTAGATTTAATGGGGGGTGTTAATGAAGGGACTGTCTGGCTATCTGTAAACGGAGGTAGTGGAATATATTTAACAAAAGACGGTATTCAAATTAACAGTAAAAATGTTTCGTTGTTAGGAGACACATTAAAGTTTTTAAATGCTACAATCACCCCTGCGGATTGCTACAGCGGAAATTTTCCGGCAGGAAGCTATAGGGTCTATGTAAGCAATGGATTAATAACAGACGTGCGATATGATCCATAAGGAGGGATAAAATGATTTACAAACAAATAACGCTAAATCCCTGGGAGCCTCCTCTTGGAGAAATCCGGGTGATTCAGGAGGAAGCGGACGGCAGAGACCTTATTATTAATCTAATAGATGATAACGGCTCGCCTCTTGATTTAACCGGGAAAACGGTATCCGTGTACATACAGAAGCCGGACAACACCATGATCTATAATTCCTGCGAGGTGGAAGGAAACCAGGCGACCGTAACCCTCACCCTTCAAATGATGGCGGTATCCGGCCTTACCAAGCTGTGCGAGCTCCAAATCGTAGACACAGCCAACCACACCTTAAAGGTAACCCTTCCCCCTCTGCGAATTGTAAAAAGCAGTTCGGTAGGAGCAGTCGAGAGCACAGACGAATTTTCCAGGCTGGCGGAAGCTCTCAACGAAGCGAACAACGCCACAGGAATCGCCAGTGAAGCCGCGGATAAGGCCAATGAAGCAGCTCAGTCAGCGAACACGGCGGCTCAGGCAGCATCAGCGAACACGGCGGCTCAGGCAGCAAATACTGCGGCACAGTCTGCTAATACCGCAGCCGACGCCGCAACTTCAGCAGCGGAATCCGCAAATTCACAGGCACAGGCGGCCCAGACGCAGGCGGCCTATGCGAAAACTCAAGGCGACTACGCTAAAACCCAGGGGGAAAACGCGGAAGAAATCTATAACCAGTTAAAGGACATTGACGTGGCTTCTCTCCAAGCCGATCTGGACGCGTTGGAAGCAAGCAAAGGGCAGCCTAACGGCCTTGCAACCCTAAACAGTTCCGGCAAGCTGGCTCAAATGCCGTCTGCCTCTGATGTGGGAGCCTTACCAATTACCGGCGGAGAAATGCAGGGAGCATTAAAGCTGAAGGCCAATCAGTACGGCGGCAGCGGACCAGCGGACGAAAAATACGCATTAGACTGCCAAAATTCTAATATCGTTAATGTAAATCGTATCTTGACTGCCGACCCAGCGGGAAGCGCAAGCGAGGGGTGGGGCTTTCAAAGAGAAGATGATCCAGAGGCCTATGATGTTATTTGGGCTTCAAACGGTACCCTGTATTTTACCCCGGGCTTTAAATATAACACGTCTCCTTATCCAGCCAATCAAAGGGTTTTAGCCACAACAGATAATATCGCTTTAACGAATTATCTGCGGCAGGAATACAATAAGCTGAAAGAATCCGAGGGCACCCCTACTCTGAACGATATCATAAATGGATTTGGCTTTTGTTACAACGATTCAAGTAATGGAGCGGGCCTCGACGGTACATATCTCACAGTTTCCGGAATGCTTGATAATAAATACCGCCTGCAGCTTTTAGGCCAGTATAACGGGAGCAATTGGCTGGCCTATCGAACCAGGAACGGCGATGAGCAGAGCTGGAATCCCTGGCACAAGGTTTTGACCGACAACATCAACGCAGCAATCAGCGCCAGACATCAATATACCTCCTCAAGTTATCCTCAAATTTACGGAAATGGAATTTTACAGTTGGGCGGTGATTCCAGAAATGAATATGGCGTTGTTTTGCGAAGCAACGGCACAGACGAAGCAAATGCTTTTCGGCCTTCTGTTAACGCCGGCACAACAGGCCATTTATATTTAGGAGTTGCCAACCAGAAATGGCGCGCTGTTTTCGCCCAGAACGGCACTATTCAAACCTCCGACCGAAACGCCAAGCACGATATCACAGATCTTGACCCGGAAAAAATAACGGCGTTTATTATGGGGCTGAAGCCAAGCTCCTATGTGTTTAACGACGCTGACAGCGGCAGAACCCACTGGGGCCTGATCTCGCAGGATATTGAGGAGTTGTTCCCTCAGCTTGGAATGACAAGCATGGATTTCGCCGGATTCATCAAATCCCCAAAAACGGAGGATTATTACGAAGATGTTCCCGAGACTGTCACAGACGAGGAAACCGGAGAGGAAAAAACTGTAACACGGAAAGAATTAAAAACCCGGACCGTCGAAGGAGAATATATCTACTCCCTTCGCTATGATGAATTTATTGCCCCTTTAATCTGCATGGTGCAGAAGCAGCAAAAGCAAATTGAGAATTTAGAGCGGCGTTTATCCGCTTTAGAAAACAAGGAGGAAGCAAAATGAAAATCATTGGCATTGACGTATCTACCTGGCAGGGGAAAATCGATTGGAACCAAGTGAAAAACAGCGATGTAAAATTCGCCATTCTCCGTTCCTCTTTCGGTTCTCCGGATCCTTCTCAGGTGGACAATCAGTTTGAAAACAATTACAAGGGAGCCAAAGCCGCCGGGATCCCAGTAGGCGCTTACCACTACGGCTATGCGGTTTCCGAGGCTGAGGCGCGCCAGGAGGCTAAGTTCTTCCTGGACACCATCAAGGGCAAGCAATTCGAATATCCCGTCTATTACGACGTGGAGGACAATGGAACGATGGGCACGCTTTCCCGGCAGGCTTTGACCAATGTAATTAAGGCTTTCTGCTCTGAGGTTGAAAAAGCTGGGTATTATGTGGGCGTTTATGCCTCCCTCAGCTGGCTTGACAGCAAATTCTATCCTGACCAGCTTCCCTATGATGTCTGGGCTGCCCAGTATTTTACTGAGTGCCAGTATTCCGGCCAATATGGCATGTGGCAGTACACCAGCTCCGGCAGCGTTCCCGGAATCCAGGGCGGCGTGGATATGAATGAGTGCTATCAGGATTATCCTAAGGCCATCAAGGAGAATGGCCTTAATGGTTTTAATAAGCCAACTCCAGCTCCCGCGCCCGAGCCAGCGAAAACGGTAGATGTATATTACCGGGTAAGAACCAAGGCGGACGGCTGGCTTCCCGAGGTGAAAAACCTTGAGGATTACGCGGGATTTACCGGAGCCGTCACTGATGTCGCTGTTCGTGTTTCCGCTGGTTCCGTAAAGTACCGGGTACATATTAAGGGCGGCAATTGGCTTCCCTATGTGACCGGCTGCAGCATCAACGACGCTGTAAACGGCTACGCGGGAAACGGTTTGGAGATTGACGCTGTTGAAGTGTATTATTACACCCCGGACAGCATCAGGCCGTATAAGAAAGCCAAATACCGGGTCGCTCCTGTGGGCGGAAGCTATTATCCCTGGCAGTATGACAATGAAACCGGAAACGGCCAGGACGGCTACGCGGGCGCTTTCGGAAACGCCATCGGAAAGCTTCAGATTGTAATCGAGTAAGGAGGTGGAGCTGATGTCAACAGAAATCATCATCTCCGTCATTTCTCTGCTGGGAACCATCGTGGGGAGCCTGGGAGGCGTTTTAGTTTCCAGCCGGCTGACCACCTACCGGATTCAAAAGCTCGAAGAAAAAGTGGCTAAGCACAATAACCTGATTGAAAGAATGTATAAGGTGGAGGACAGCGCGAAAAGCGCCCATCACCGAATCGACGAGTTAAGGGAGGAACTGAAATGAAAATCAACTGGAAGGTACGGTTTAAAAACCCTGTGTTCTGGTTCAACCTGGCAGCGTCCATTTTTCTGCCCGTGCTGGCCTGTCTGGGCTTCAACTGGGAAGACATGACTAGCTGGCAGGCTGTGGGAAACGTGCTCTTACAGGCTGTCCAGAGCCCTGTAATCGTGGTGTCTGTTCTGGTATCTGTATGGAACCTGTTGAATGACCCCACTACAAGCGGCCTAAGCGATTCCAGCCAGGCGCTTACTTATACCGAACCTAAGAAAAGCGAATAACAGAAAGACAGCCCCCGGGAATTTTCCTGGGGGCTTATGTTATTATACCCTTTTTATCATATCATTGCTAAATCAAATCGTAACACCGTAAAAAACGGCTTTTTTGTAAGGTTAATCTCTTATATTTAATAAATGACCCCAAAAACAGCCTTTTTTGTTGCTTTTATCGCCCTGCATGGCTAAAACTCACAGCGGAATTTTCCGCCGCCAACGCTCGCCCTGAATGGAGAACAGAAATGCACCTATGACGTAAGTCAAACTTACCCCATCGGCAAGGGTCGTAACGAAATGCGATACCCTAAACGGCGAACAGAAGATGAGAGGAATTAAATACCGGTCACCTATATAGCTTTCCACGATACTTGCCCCAAATAGCGAACGCCAACTATAAATTATTATATAACTCCGCCCTCCTTTCCGTTTTCGGTGGGGAGGGATTTTTATTTTATGTTTTACTTTTCGCAGGAAAGAAAAAGGTACATATTGAATATGATGGATCACCAGCACCAATTTTATGTACGCCAATATGAACGGTACAAGAGCCGTCTGCATTGGCGTATATTTTTTGCACTAATTGCTTAACAGCTTCCTTGGGATCAAAATTCTTTATTAAATCAGACAGCGCAGCTTCTATTTCATCGGCTGAATAAGAATGATTGGTTTGTTGGCTTTTTTCGGCAATGATATTTTCCAGATCCAATTTTCTTTGTCTCAACCGATCAATTTCTTTATCGAGCTCCGGAACTCTCATACCGGATAGCACTGCTTTTACCCCATTGTTAATTTGGTGCTCTACATCAACTAATTCGCGCTTTTCCTCTGTACAGTCTGCTGTAGCGCCTTGTATTTCTTTTATGTATTTCCGGGCTACTTCCGAAGGATTCCAATTCCGCAAAGCGTCCTGTATCTGCGTTACCACAAATAATTCAAGTTCGTCAGCGTTTATATTTTTTGAATGACATGTTCTAGTCCTATATTTATTTCCACACTCATAGTATCGATTTTCTCTTATGCTGCCGTCTTTTCTGTGGGCTACATTGCAATGTCCTACATAGGTCGCCCCACATTCCGCACACTCTATCAATCCTGTCAGCAAATACTCTCTTTTTGCTTTATTTGTTCCATTCTTCCGTATAGCCATTCTTTTTTTCACCCTTTCCCACGTTGTTTTGTCAATAATCGGCGGTATGATTCCGTCAATAATAACCGGATTAGGATTCTTCTTTCCACCCGCCCATTTTCTCATGATACGGACATTTCTTTCATTCCATTTATATACTCCTGTGTACCTTTCGTTAACCAGAATGCTGTGCAAGGAATTTTTCCCGATTGGCCTGCCAAATTTTCCGACTGCTCCATTCAAAGCATCTATAATTTGGCTATAACTTTCCCCTGCTGCATAACGTGTAAAAATTTCCCGTACCAAATCTGCTTCTTTTTCCTCGATTACATATTTCCCGTTTTCTATTCGGTATCCTAGCGGACAATTTCCTCCACAATAAAGCCCTTTTTTGGCTCTTTCAAGCATTCCCGCCATACTCTTTTTTCTGGTGTCAAGCACCATATGCTGTCCTAGGCCTACATTGATTAGTTCTATTAAAAAGTCGTTTGGATTGGTAATGTCGCCTAACTGCTGATTTGTGGAAATCACCTGAACACCCAGCGCACGCATTGTTTTACGAAACTGAAACCAATCGGCCACATCACGGCTTCCTCTTGAAATATCATAAATAACCACAGCCTCAAACTCTTTGTTTTGAGCTGCACGGACTAAATTCTGAAACCCTTCCCTATCTGTGTTGGTTCCACTCTCCGCTTCATCACTGAAAGCGGAAATTAAATCGATATCATGATCCAGACAATATTTTGTGATAGCATTCATCTGATACGCTATGCTATTTTCCGTTTGCTTGTCCGTTGAGTAGCGAGCATAAGCCGCCGCTTTCATAATAAAAACCACCTCCAAAGTAAGACTTGCCAAGCCTACCCAGAAAGTGGTATAATTTCGTTGTTCGGACGCATTATCCACTTTGGGTAAGCTGTTCTATTTTATCCCCCATCGGCTGCAACCGGTGGGGGATTTTTTGTTTATAACAAGTATTTAATTTCTACTGTTACATAATAATTTGATTCTCCTGTTTCCACCTCATAAACTTCTTTATCTTTGTCTTCGTCATACTCACTATAAAGAATCTTATACTTTCCTCCGTGGATCTCTGCATCAATCTTAGCAATTCTACCGGACTTCAATAGATTTTTAACATGGGTACAACTTCCCTTTTTTATATATCCGACAAACACACTATCAATAACTACTTTAACTGCATTTGGATCAAATTTATTATCTGGTTCTTCAATTAATTCGACTGTAGATGGATTGAAGTCATAATAATAAACTTTTTCTCCCTCGTATTCTTCGTCAATAAGTTCTCTTTTTGAATACTCATAAATGGGATTTTCTTCACCCAAAGATTCAATTTCCTTTTGACGGTAAGATGTCCCCGTAACATGGTGATTTTCAGTTTTATACTGAGGAGTATTTTTCTCAAGTGAAGTGTTTATAATGGGATCAGCTTTATTTGCTAGGCTTTGCTTAGCACTTCTAGCACTTGCTAGTCCGCCTTTTATGCCCGCTTCCACTCTTTTGCTGACAACCTCATCAATTGAAATGTTTTCACAATTGAAAACGTCAGATTCATTCTTTGCAACTGTTACAGTTTTTTGTTTCTTTCCGCTTACAAAAAACGGTATTGTTGTAGCTGCCCCAACTACCATAAAAGCAATTCCAAATGGTGAAGCTGCAAAAAGGCCAGTTATTCCAAATAAAAATATGAGTATACCTAATATTAGTAAGATAACAAATACTGTTTTGTGCTTCTGTTTATGGGTACTATTTTTTGACATAATATTCCTCACATTCTTTTACTCTTAATTACTTATAAGTGATAAGAGTGTTCGCACTTACTACATGCTGTGTAGCCTTTAGACTTCGCCTCGTTTATATCAACTCTAATACATTTTTCACCAGCACAACCAGGGTCTTTATGATATTTCTTTCCTGTTGGTGTAATAAAGACATACACCATATTTGCGGTGTTATCTTGATTCGGATTGATTTCTTGCATTTCTTGAGCAGCGGAACGCTTCGTCTTGTTTTTCTTTAATATTGCAATACCAGATATAGTTATAAGTACCCCAAACAATATTAAGATAACTCCAAACAAAATAGATATGGTAGCAACTCCAACGCCCATTAATGCACACAAAATTCCTAGTACAATATAAACGACAGCAAATCTGTTTTGTGATTTTGGGGAATAGTCAGACAATTTTTTATTTGTTATGGGCTTATATGTAGAATTAGAACTTATATTAACCTTTTTTGAATTTCTTTTTTTACCAGACGATAAACTAGTTGAATATGATAAACCTGTCCCTGGAGCTGATATTCTGGCTCTAGCTCCAGTCTTAGAATTAAACGAAACCCCGCCATGCTTACCGCCGACACTAACTCCTACACTCTTTTTACCAATATTTAATTTTACACCAGGAGCAATCTTTACGCTTTTTCTAAATCTTAATCCCAAGATCAATACCCCCTAAATATTAT